AACCTCCTCCACCACTGTCAGAGGTAGATTCTTTCTTTTTTTCCTCTGGTGCCATGGCACCACCTGTAGCAGCACCACCACCGACACCACCCCACCACTGCAGTTCTTGCTTTAATCCTATTTTAAATGCGGGTTTGACTGTTTTTGATATACCAAATACAGATTTTAATTTATTTGCTTCTGCTAAGACACTACCTTTTGCGGGTGATGCGGGTAATGTATCTAAAAATCCTATGGAGGAACTTATTAGTAACGATGCACCTTCTCTGTATATTGACTCTATTGAGTCGCCATACTTCGACATTGGAATAACTGCTTCTGCTTCTCCACCCTCAGCAACTTCTGCTACTGTGCGACGTTTTACTATACCGCCTTTCTTTAAACTTACTTCTGGTTCTTTTTCATATGGTAGACTTTTCTCTTCAGCAATCTCTACTATCTTTTTCTTTACGATTTCTGGATGTTTTTCTTTATCTTCTTCTTGTTCTAAATCTATAGGATCTAGAGATCCATATGATGTATCTACCTCATCTTGAGGTACAGGTGCAAGAGCAGGAACCATAGCACTAGAACCCACCATAGATCTTGCCACTCCACCTAAGAGTGACTTCATCGTATTTTTTAGATAACTGGTGACCTTTGAACCTTTTTCCATTAGGATCTACGTTGTTCTTCTGCGATGCGATCTCTTTCTTTCTGTAAGTGATTCGCTAACATATTCACATATACCTCGCGTTCCCACGGGATCATATTCTCAATATCTGTCAAACTATATTTATGGTGTTGAACCAAAGAAAAATTGGTTTGATAGAAGGTCATGATGCCCTCATGGAAGAGGGCTATGCGAAAAAATCAGATAAACCTTCTAATACAACCTCATTTACAACCTTAGTGTTTGGATTCTTGACCTTTAATACATGTTTTAGGGTTGGCATTGTTTCAAAAAACTGCTGTATAGTATCGAATTGTTGACTAGTCAATCCTTCTACCCATGCTTTTGATTCGTCAACAGAGTCAGGAGTATAATCATCTTCACCCATATACACTCTCTTTATACACTTTGCCATTAAATCATATGGATCTGGTTCTCCTCCTGTGAAGTTAACCTTTGCAAAGTAATCTAAGTCTGGGTATTTCATCTCAACAGTAATATCATCAGTTAGTTTGATAATATTTGTGTGACCTTTAGGGAAATTAACTTTGATGTCGTTTACTAGAAACTTAACATCAACAGTAGTCTCTCCATCATCTGCACAAGTAACCTTTACTTCAAGTTCTTCACCGATAGACCTAGCACGTATCTGTAAAAACAAATACTCTATATCAAACAATGCTAAGTCTTCTACCTTTGTCTTGGTGATAAGGCAGTTTTGTATTGTGGTTGTAATAGCGTCTAATATTTGTTCTGAGTCTTCGTTCTCTAATGCCACTATAAGAACTTTTTGTTCTTTGACTAAGAATGGTCTATACTTTACCTTCTTTTTGGTAGAGGGAACAGTCAACGTGTACGTTGGCGTTGCAATATCAGGTAATGCCATGATTTATAAATTCAGTATATTATATAGCAGGGTTTTTTAACTGCCTATATCAGGTTGAGGTCCTTCTATCAGGTGACTATATTCATAATAAAAACCTACAGTTGCCTTGACAAGTTGTGCAGGAGCAGATGAATATGGTATTGATGCTATTGTATATGGATATGCTTTTACAAGTCTCGCGTTCCATGGATTTAGATAATCAGGTTTCTTCTTTCTACCACTGTCGTCTGTGCCAGGATCAGCAGCACCTTCAAACTTTTCTAACTTGTGTATGAACATGTCACATGCATAGTCCTCATAGTAGTTAAATGCAGATGCTCTCCTATACGCTTGATCGTCATAGAAAAACTCAGGTGCTTCTGCAACAGTGTTTGATGTGAAGTCTTGCCATGCTCTGAAAAATCTGAGTGGTAGTGATGTTCCATCTAAAAAGAAACTAACATCCAATTCGTTATATACTTTTGCTGTTGCCATCTTTTGCGTGATACCTTTATGCACTGACTTGATATCGAATGCTGAGTATGTCACACCTGGCAACTGTATCTCATTACATAACAACTGTAAGTTCATGCCATCACCGTTGTCAGTGAGTTTTAAGAACTCTCCACCAATATTATCCTCAAAGAATTTTTTTAGTTTAGCACTTGGTTGAAATGAAAACTGATATAAATTAGACGAAGAAACCCCACCAGACTTGCCTATAGCCTGCATGAAATTCTGTAGTCCTCTTGCGGTTGCCATAAATATACATATGGTTTGATATATGTATTTATAGTGACATACAAAGGTAAATACCGAGTAATCAATTACAAAAAGTATAAAGGTGATCCTACAGGTGTGATTTATCGTTCTTTGTGGGAAAGAAAGTTCATGAAATGGTGTGACACGAACCGTAATGTACTGGAATGGTGGTCAGAAGAAATTGCCATACCATATAAAGATCCAGTTACAAATAAATGGCGTCGTTATTTTCCAGATTTCTGGATGAAAGTAAAAGAAAAAGATGGCAAGGTAAAATCATATCTCATAGAGGTTAAACCTAAAAGACAGGTCGAAGGTCCTAAACCTCAAAAGAAAAGAACCAAGACATATGTTACGGAGGTTAAGACGTATGCCACCAACAGAGCAAAATGGGATGCAGCAGAAGAATTCTGCAAAGACAGACTCTGGGAATTCAGAATCGTCACAGAAAGAGAACTCAAGGTTTGATGCACTTGTTGCAGATATGAAGGGTAAGAAGATAAGTATATCAAAACTTAGAGAAGAAGTGTTTAATATATTACTAGACGATGCAGTAGAAACTCCACAAACAGATAGATACTATACATTTGAGTACGATCCTAAATTTAGAGATCAATTAAAAGCATGGGATCAATATCCTCTTGTATATACAATGGAGTATAAGAAGAATAATTTACTTGGTGCAAACGTGCATCATATAAAAGGAACAAACTCTAGATTAAAGGCACTAAATAATAAAAGGTTTCCTAAATCTAGTTACCGTTATTATATACCGAAGAACGCAGATCGTATCTTCTTTGAAGTAAAAGAGAGTGAAGTGCAATTATTAAGCACCCTACCCTTAGAAAAATTTCATTTTAATAGATAATGACCCAACAAAAAACTGTATTTGAATATCCTACTGGTTTGTCTGGTATACCATATGCTTCTTATCTACAGATAGAGAAGTATAGTTATGATGAAGCACAAAAGAAAATACAGGACTCTCAAAACGATGCTCTCGGTTCTCTACAAAATAGTAGGATAGCAGACTTAGTAGAGGGTGGTGTCAATGCGGTTGCAAATGTATATGGTTCTGGAGAGTCTAAAGAGACTAAGAATCAAAGAAAAGTAGAGCAAGCACTAGCAGATGATAGTTTTGGTGTAGCAGGAACAGGTAATGTATTTGGTTTTGGAAGAGACAAGGTATCTTTGGCAGATGCAGATGATGATACGGTTGTCTTCGTCAATGGAAAAAGAGTTACAATAGGAGAATTAAAAAAAGAAAAACAAAGATTAGCAGAATTGAATGCAAAAGGTTTGATGGCAACCATGTGTCATCTTCCTTTACCTAATGAGTTTCAATATAAGTATGGTGCAGACTGGAACAACGAATTTAAACTAGGAACACTAGCACTTGCTGCTGATGATGCACTTCGAGCTGGAGGTATATTATCATTAGGTGCAGGATTAGGGGCAGCAAAAGACTATGCTGTTAATTTTCTTACAGGTGATAAAAATAATAAACCTAAGAATGATCCTATAAGTAAGAAGATGAAAAGAATAGAATCTATGATTACATCATCAGCACAGGGAGCTGGTGCTGCAGTTGATCCTATGAAAGTTAATAGTGAATTAAGTCCTAAGAATATAGCAGGACTAGCAGGATTAGCACCTAACGAAAACTCTATACAGTTCTTCCAAAGAATGCAAGGTAGAGACTTTAGTTTTAGATTTGAGTTAGCAGCAAGAAATAAAGTAGAAAGTGATCTAATTATAGAAGTCATAGAATGGTTCAAACGTGGAATGCATCCTAACTCAAAGAATGGTAAAGGAAGTGCACTCATGCTCACCTTCCCAGATGTATTCTTCTTGACTCCAAAATTTGTACGTTGTAATGAAAGTGGTGAGATTGAAGGAAAACCAATACAACATCCTATGATGCCTAGATCAAAACTATGTGCATTAACTGGGTTAACAATAAACACAACACCATTCGGTCAACTACAAACAATATTTGATGGAACAATTCCTGTTGTCACAATGGAATTACAATTCAAAGAAACAACAAAACTTACACGTGTCGATATGGAAGGTTCACAATACAAACGAAATACAGGTGCGGGTAAGATCCTTAATAAAGGTAGATTTATAGCAGATCCTAAGAGTGTAGGAACTAGTGAGGTATCATACTAATGTTAAACAGACTACCAGAATTTTTATATAACTTTTCACCAACACCTCTTGACCCTGACTTTTTACTTGTCAGAAATATTTGGCGACGTGCAGAGATACTAACAGAGTTTAAAGCACAGGTAACAATATTCACTGAAGTAACTGTTGGTGATGGTGAAAGACCAGAAGATATTGCTACGGCATTTTACAATAATCCATTCTATGCTTTTACAGTATTAGTTGCAAATGATATTGTAGATGTGTACAATCAATGGCCACGTTCAATAACACAATTACAAGAATATATTAATCAAAAATATGAAAACCCACAAGCAACCAAACATCATATAACAACTGAAGTAAAAGATGCTAAGAATAATATTATAGTTGAAGCGGGTAAAGTTGTAGCATCTAATTATCAGGTGTCATACTACAATGGAACTACAACTGTTACTGCGACTCCAGTTGTATCTGTAAGTTATGAACAACATGAGTTTGAAGAAAATGCTAAGAAAAGTAGAATACAATTAATAAAACCATCATTGATAGAAGATTTTGTAGAACAATACTTCAAACTACTCAGTAAGGGAAGATTAGAATTAGTAGGAACTGCAGCGTCAGATATAAACATGCAATAAAAAAGCACCCCGAAGGGTGCTGATCCATCTCGAACAAAATTATTTAGTCATCTTGTGCGAGTTGTGCGAAGTATGATAACGTATCATCTCCACTCTCAACTGATGCGGGTGTTCCTACTCCAACAGGACTTGGTGTTGGTGCTGCTTCAACCTCTTCGTATGCTGTTTCAGCATCGACTGGTTTGTTGTAGTTACCCTTCAATGTAGACTCAAGACGTTGCTTAAGTTCATCATAAGATTTAAACTGATCATCAGCAGTAAATGCTGCTAAACTGTGCTCTTCTTTCCAGATTGCTTCCAACTCTTTGTCGTTGAACCCACCTAGTGTAGATGTCTCAGCAAACTCAGACTTGTCGTAGTTCCAGAATCCTGCGACTCGTGTGATCTTCAACTTGAAGTCAGCACCTTTCCAGAAATCAAATGGATTTACTGGTGTCTCATCTTCAAATGCGGGTTGCATTGATTCCATGATCTTGTCAAATATTTTCTTACCATATCTGTATAAGAAAACTCTGCCCTCGTTCTCAGGGTTCGCACTATCTTTAACAACGTAGATGTTGCTGTAATAGTTTAACTTACGCTTTTGCTTACGTGCTTGATCTCTTTGTGGAGATCCCTCTGCTCCTGCGTTCCATAGTTCTCTGTTGAGATCGGAAACAGGATCCTTCTTACCTAAAGTTGTCAAGGAGTTTTCAATATACCAACCGCCAGGTCCTTGGAAGGCATGACTCCAAACTTGTGCCCATGGTAGGTCTTCACCATCGGGTGCAGGGAGAAATCTGATTACAGCGT